AAGGCTCTCGCCAATGTTCGAGTTCGCAACCACTATATACTAGCATATCACCTACTTCAAGCAAGACTTTTGTGCCTTTTGGAGCGTTGGGCTTATGTATGTTTTTATACTCATCTATGACGTTGTTAGACCCCGTGCCATCGATAAATATAGGCCATGGATCTCCACCTAGATTAACTGTTGTAGAAATCTCACAACTAGGTCTATCTTTATGTCTTCTAAGCTCATCACCTTTTTTATAAGCTCTAGCATAAGAGTATGTTGGTATTAAATCTAAACCAGTATGCTTTTTCATTACTGGTAACATTTTAACCATAAGAGTTTCCATAGCAAAATCAGCATAGCACGAATAAGTATTAGGTATTTGTTGATCGGTCCATGTTCCAAGTATTGGGGACTGTGAGTGTATGTTATGTTTATACATAAAATCAACGGCATCTCTTTTAAGTAAAAAATAGTTTAATATAAAGTTAGCTAGATCGTAAGATACAGCGTTCTTTATTACTTGATATTTGTGATCTCTAAACATTAAAACCTTTCTGTAAAAAATTAAATGATACTGATATTCTTATTTCATCACTTAAGTTTGGTTCAACACAATGCCAAAGCCATGCAGGAAATATAATAATTCTACCTTCTAATGGATCAACCCTAACTTCTCTCCATAGATGTGAGGGTGGCTCACCTTCTTTTCTTCTTGGCATAACCATATGAGCTGCAGATCTTGGTTCATTAAATACTATTTGTCCAGAGTTTTTAGGTGCCTTAATATAGTATACACCACTGTAATGACTGTTAGGATGTAAGTGTGGTCTGTTGTATCCACCTGGTGGATTTATATTGGCCCACATATTTCCAATAACAGGTTCACTATCTAACCATTCTTCTTGAAATACTTCATTTTGCATTTTAAATAATTCATCGACTAATGGTTTAAACACTGGTATTTGATGCATATTAGTTGTGCTATGCCAGCCATTCATATTAGTTCGTTTAAGTCCTTTGTCTTGATCAGCCCAAGCAAGAACTTCTTTTTCAAAAAGTCTGTTGTCTAAATCAACATCTTTAGCATATATAATAGTTGGAAAGTATGCAGCTTTAATCATCATTTAAAAGGTGTGCCCCCAAACCACATAACTAAAGATTTTCTGTTGCCACGTATTACAGGTTTAACTCTGTGTCTAATAAATGATGCAAAAAATACTGCGTGTCCTTGTTTTATTTTTGCAACTTTACCTTCAGCCATTAATTCTAAATCCCCACCTTCAAACTCTGATTCAGGAGATAATAAACAAGTCATAGATATTTTTCTTACAGGTGGTTCGTGTTGACAATTTACATCATTGTCTACATGCCATTCATAAAAACCACCTTTTGGATATTCTGTGTATTGTGCCATTTCAGTTATAGTCATTCCATCGAAACCAAAATGATTACCGTTTGTAGTCTTCATAATTTTTTCTATGTCTTTGTACATATCACTCATTTTTTTAAATGGTATCCAACTAATATGTGAAGTTCTTGTTTTAGTATCTATCTTCCCACCTTTAATACCTTTATCACTTCCAACAGATGCATCGTTTCTAGGCTCTGCACGTCCTGCTTCAATAATCATTTGACATTGTTTAGGTGTAAAGATTGGTTGTGTGGTTTCTACTATATAAGATTTCCATCGTGGTTCTGTTATCATATTAATATCCGTACTCTACCCATCCCGTTATTATATATTTGTCATTCGATAAAGGAGGGTTACCTCTATGAATGTGTGTAAACTGTGAAGGCCAAACTAACATAGTATTCTTTTCAGGTTTAAACCTACACTTTTGATATAAAAATTCTGTTTCTCCACCTTCAGTCACATCATTAAGATATATCATAAAAGCTAGTATTCTATTTCTTGCTTTCATTTCAGCATTCTCACAATGCCAAAAATGATAACCTTCACCTACTTTAGTTTTTTGTATCTTAACCTCAAGTATATTATGTGTCGCTAATTTTTTTAAGTATGAATATTTTTGAATATACAAAGGATATACATCTTTAAAAAACATATCTATAAAAGGTTTGTTGTTATAAGTCATAGGGACATTAGTATCTCTAATAGTATCGATTGCATTATCGGCTACTAACATCTCATCTACTTGCCTTGGATACACAACACCTTGTTGCTCACACTTATTAAAATAATTTAAATAATCATCTATCAATTCATTAGGCATAAAGTTTTTAAATATACCTATGTGATTATCTATGTAATATTGTTTATCCATTAGTTAGCACCTCTGTTTTTTATAGGATCAAACTGCACGTCACAGTTTGCAGCTAGCGTTCGTCTAGTCTCATTTGTTCCATTAAATGGATATACGCAGTGTCTCATATCATATGGAAATATGTAAAAATCTCTAAGATCCATGGGTGGCTGATAATCTATTTTAGCAAACTGACCATTAGCTGCACCAAGTATTTGTAATCTTCCATTTTGTTGAACATCACTTGCAGAATATTCTCTACCAAATGTAGATGGTAGTTTTAAAATCATTACAGAAGATAAACCTGTAAACAACATACCCCTATGAATATGAGCAGGATTATATTCATGTTGTTTCATCTCATTAACCCAAATAGAATTTAAATGAGTTTCATAATCTCTTATCTTATTAAAAGCTAGATAGTGTTTAAACACAGTCATAAAATAATCTGTAACATTTCTAGGCAACATATTATGATTTTTCATTTTTGATTGGTCTTTACCATGATAAAACAATGAATGTTCTTTTTCTATCTTACCTACTAACTGTCCATTAGCAGGCGCAAGATTATGATAATTAGTTTCATAAATATAATTAATAGAATTAAATATATTTAAAGGCACTTGATACTTTAGAACCGATTGACCTAAAAATACAAAATCAAATTTTAATGTGTCCATATCTTTCTCTAATATTTTTTGGTATTTTTTCTATATAAGGGTTATATACTTTTCTAACAGGTCCATCAAATAGTGTATGCATATTATCACCAACTATTTTATCATCATAAGATAAACCATTTATGTTTATTTTATCTAGATTATTAAATCGATGATTAAAATAAGGTTCACCTAAAAAATTATAAATTTTTTTAAACTCTTGTTCGGGATTAATAACTATATCATCATATCTTACATAGTGACAAATATTAGAATAATTATATGAATTTTTAATTGCTTTTAAATTTTTTACAATTGCGCCATCTTTATTCATAAGCATTAATAATTTTTCCTCATCATTTTTACAGCCATATTTATTTGGAAACGCACTTGGATTTTCTGTATACCATTTCATATAGCTAGCTAATACGTCCATTAAATCTCTAAGTAAAACAATACATTTAAAACCAAGTTTAAAATGTTTTTGCATTAGTTCAAAGTTTCCAGGATTACCATTTGCCATTATAGGTCCACGATCTATAATTATTCGTTGAGGCCAATCTTTGTAATATAAATTAAATACGTTATCTAATATATTATCTAAAGATTTATGGTCTGGATAGTTTAAAAACACATCCGTTTGTTTAAGTAAAAACAATGCTTTTAATATTTCTAATGTAATAGAATTAGCTGTCGTTGCTATCGCTGGATTTTGATTCATAATACTTGCAAATAAAGTATTTCCAGATCTAGGTAATGCTACAAGAAAAAATAACTTACGGTTTTGGTTTCCCATGTTGTTCAATTTGTTCTTTCTCTGTATAACTTTGTTCTAATTCACCCGACTTTTTAATTCTTTGTAAGGATTGTAATTGACCCATTACATTAAATATTTCAGCTTCACTAGAATTTGCATTTAATGTTTTTGCTTTTTCATGGTATTGTAATCCATATGATTCTAGTTGATGTTGGTTAACATCTTTGTCATTAAAGGATCCATCATTAAATTCACCTTTTAATTTAGACCACATTTTAATTTCTCTCATTCTATGTTTTGCAACTTTTTCCATAGATGCTTTACCAAATCTACATTCGTCTAAATCTATTTGATATTTAGTTTGTTTGTATTCGTCTTCTTCTTTTTCAACTTTACCTTCTAACCATTTAATCTTTGCTTCGTTTCTTCTATAGTCAAATGATAATGCCATAAGATTATCTAAATAACTAGATTGTTCTCTAACACACTGCCAATACTTTGAGGCTTTAGTTGGATATCTATTATCTTGTAGTACAGAAAACCTTGCTTCTGTTTCTGTTCGAAACATTTGTTTCTTGGTCCAAGTGTCTCTAAGCTCGTCTACCATACCTTTAAACGATGATAGATCTTCTTGTGTTAATAGATTATTTAAATGTGGTTCTTCACCTTGTAT